CTTGCGTAAACGAAACACCCTGCCTCATCAGCCTTTTCATAAAGTTCATATGCTGATCTGTATGATGAGCAGAATGTTCTTTAAGCTTATTTTGTTGACGAGTAGTGAGTTTCACTAGATAGCAGAAGTAATAGCACCAGTAGTTACAAAACTTACTGAAACTGTAGAAATATCTCCAACAGTAGAACTGAAAGATGTTCCTGTGATAATTCCGTTAAAACTTAATTTTTTAGTACCTGATGTATCTAAGAAAAGGTTGAATGAAGCATCACCAGCATCTTCTGTTGTTAATACATCACTAATAATTTCAGCAGTATCATCTCCAGATGTCGCTGTATAAAGAAGATCAACTGTACCAGAACCAGAAATTAAACTACCAACAAAACTTCTTGATGTTGCACCATGAGAAGTAGTTTCTAGTGTGTCTTTTGTTGTGTCTAAAGACCACGCAGTTGTTGAAGCTACTGCACCTGTTGATCCAGTTCCGTTATCAAAAGCAACAGAACCTTCTTCCCCACGAAAAAATGCCATGATTTAGAGAAAATTTACTATATAACACTATATTACCTTGAAACTGGGTTTTTCACAGCTATTTTTTCTTCTTTTTACGTCTATGTTGATAACTTATCTTCTTACTTCCTGTTTTTTCACGTTTAAATCGTGCTTTTTCGGCACTTGACATTTCTGAAGCAGTCTTAGGTGTCTTATTTGAGACTCGTTTGCTTGGTCTACAGGCAGGATAGCCTCTTTTTTCGCCTTTTGATCGGCCACAGGGTTTGCCAGTTTTCACATCAACCCATTCTTCTTTAAACCAACGGGTGAGACCACCACTACTTCTTGCCACGTTTTTTAGTTCCTGTGCGATAAGTACCACCACGTTTCTTGTACTCTCGTACAAGCCACGCATTTGCATAGGCAGAAGGATAAACAGCAAACTTACGTTTAGCTTCTGACTTTACCCTAGAGTATAGAGCTTTATTTACAGGAACATTCGCCACGTTTCTTACCTCCCTTCTTTTTCTTCTTCTTTTTCTTAGTCGTTGAATGATACATAAGTAAAAAAGTAATTCTTAGTATATTCTAAACCCAGTTTGCCCTAAATTCTCAGGTTTTACAAGATTGAATTGTTGTAAACATAAATATCCGAAAGCATCAAAAGCGTGGTCAACCCCTAGATTTTTGTTAGGTAAGCCTGTGTTGGGTGCGTAAGTCAAGGTTCTGAGTGCCTTTATTAAGTCTTTGCATCTTGGGTGGATTAGTGTGCGTCTTTCTTCTGCTGCATCAAATAATGCTGTATTTACGCAGGTTATTTTGTCACGTATTTTCCAGGGTGCTCTTGGTGATGAAACAGTAAATCCACTTCTTCGGAGGATATTGTGGTCAGTTGAACCTACTCCTGATGTTTTTCTGGCAGCACCCGTTGGGTCAGGGCAAGCAATTATTCTTCTGTCTACTCCGTATCGGTTCATTACTTCTTCTGTGAAATCCCAGGTTGTTGCCCCACCAGTAAGAATTATCTCGTCAAATACGTATAGGTAGTTTTGATGGCGAACTGCACATATTCCGCAAAGAGGATCTACGTTAAAGTCGACTCCTAGAAGGAGGGGAAGGAACTGTAGGTCATTTGCCTCTTCAGAAATGTTAAAGTCTGAAAATGAGACTGCAACGAGACCCGTGAGATTTTCAAAGCTGGCCTCAAACTCCTGCTTAAATGTTCTTTTGTCCAGTTGAGCCTTGGCTGCTTCGACTTCCTCTTTTGCAACATTGCCCCCTTCTATGGTGGTAAAGCTCCAGCGTTTCCAATCACCTGTTTCATCTTGTGGAACGTAGCACCATAAATCGTAGAACCATGATGCTGTGCCATCTGGTGTGGATATGAAAAGTGCCCAGCCCTGTTTGTCTGCGAGGGCAGGTCTTATTACTTCAAACCAAACTTCTGCATCCATGAAGGCTGCCTCGTCAAGTACTACTCCAGCAAGGCTTCGGCCTCGGAGGGTGGTTGCGTTTTCTGTTCCCTTGAGTTCTATGAGCGAGCCATTAATTAGTTCTATTTTTAGGTCTGTTTCGTTTTTTGACTGTACCCATTCTCTTGGTACGAGTTTCTTTAGTTCTTTCCATGCGATGTCTTTTGCCATGCGGTAGGTGGGAGCACAGTAGAAATAGGTCTCGCCTGGGCGACTTATTGCTGCTTTTACCAGTTCTATGCAGGAAAGGTAAGATTTTCCGAATCTTCTGCCAGCTACGAGGACTCTAAATCTTTCTTCTGCGTTGAACACCTCCCCCTGTGCCCATCTAAGAGTTAAATTTTCGTTTGTAACTGCACTCATGTAGTAAAGAATAGCTTATTTTTAACTTTTTATCTTACTTTTGTCGACTAAGTAGTACTTTTAAGGTTATCATGCAAATAAATAGTATCATTTTAGTCCGTGGCTCAAGCATACTTTCACCCAAACGCAGATAACCCCAATGCACCTAAGACAAAAGAAGGTCTTGGTATTTCTGGGAGGCGTAATAGTCGAGCAGTTATAGAAGCAAGACAGCAGAAGTTGTACAAAAGACAGATAGAGGGTCTAACTACAAGACAATTAGTGTTGGATCATGCAGTTAAAGAGAATGTTTCGGTGTGGACAGCTTGGGAAGATTGGAAGCAGGTGAAGGTATGGAACGATGAAGATTGGAACAAAGATAGGGAGAAGATGATCGGGCGACTCCAGGGAATGAGAATGAACCTTTTTAACAAGGCTGTTAAGAGAGGACAGTACCAGACTGCTGCTCAAATACTGGATTCGTTGGGTAAAGTACTAGGGGAGAGTGAAGAGACCATCAATCTTAAGACTCCACAACTATCAATTAAGGTAGAAGAGAAAAAAGATTAGTTGACACTATTGTAGTAGTTTAGTATAATATTAGTGTAGTACATAATTGACTTATGCCTTGATTTATCAGTAGGTTCCCCATCATCTACAGAAAAATTTACAAAATAAAAACCCTCCCCCCTGTGCGGTGGGGGTGAGGGCTGGGCGGTGTTGCCTCTGGGCTACTCTGGGCGGTCTATCTGCCTAAGTGGGTGAGCTGGCATTCTGTCTGCTGGGTGCTGGTGGTAGCATCCCAGAGGCACTGCTGGTACTGTCTGGACTGTCCAGAGTAGGAACCAGCCACCAGAGCAGAGACCAGAGCTACAGCCAGTGTACAAGCTTGGATATTGAGGCGGGGGCTGGTTGATCTTTGGGGGCGGTGGCTGTTTCTGAGGCGTGTCATGTGTTTAGGGGGTTGCTGTGATGTGGAAAGAGAAAATCAATAGTCTGAGAAGTAATAAGTAGTGCCATCTATGGTCTCATTATCCCAGCAGAGTTCAACATCAAATAGTTTCTCCAGATCCAGTGAGTTCTCATATCTCAGCTCTGGTGCTTCAGCATTGTGCTGGTTGTCTAGCCAATCCTGAGCACATTCTGAGTCTGATTCAAAATCACCTCTGAACCTTTCAACAAATGTGTCCAGATCTCCATTGCTGTCATTCTCGTTGAACCAGAGAAACAGTTCATCAGGTAAGTCATTAGAGAAGTGATCCCTGAAGAGTTGCAGCTCATAGACATATTCCTCTAATTCGTGGATATCCATGTATTCCCCTGAAACCTTTCCTGATACTCTGCTGGTGTCTGGGTAGTGCCACTCATCTGCTCCCATGGCTGGGCTGGTGTCTATTACATGCTTAACGCATTCCATAAATGCCTCATTAAAGTCAATGCCTCTTTCCTCTGCATCTTCAGCAAGTGTGATCATATCGAACCATTTAAAATGTAAATGTCCCTGATTGTATCCAGCTAGACATTGTATGCATACCTGTGGGTTGGCATCATCTGTCTGGGTTGCTGCTAGTGGTGGGCAGGCGGTTGCTAAAGTCATAAGAATAAATAATAACTATCTATACTATATAGCATTTATTCAAGTAGCACAATAGCCAATATTTCAGGACAATCTCACTGAGATCTCAATAGTAGACACCAGTCATAGACACACTTCTCAGCCATTAAAAATTAACCTAATTTCTCAGGTAGGATTACACCTGTAGCACTCTAGAATTATTAGATTCTTACCTGTTTTATATGAGACTTATATGAGACAGCCAGCTGAATATTTGAGACTCACCTGAGACAATTTTGAGACTATTAAAAAAAAAAAAAAAAAAAAAAAAAAA